AGGATATCAAAAAGATGCTTTTCAACTTTCAACTATCTCTGAAGGAACAATAATGAATAATTACCAAGCAGCAGATTCAGCTGGAGGTACATTAGATTCTGGTAGTACTGATAACTTAAGATGGGAAATAAGTAATGTAAATACCTCATCAGGTCAGTTTTCACTACTTATTAGAAGAGGTAATGACACAACAAATCAAAAGGCAGTATTAGAAACATTTAATAATGTATCTATGGATCCAACAGCAGCTAACTATGTTTCAGCTGTTATAGGAGATTCATACGCTACTGTTGCTTCAGATGCTGGAGAATATTTTATACAATCAAATGGTTCATATCCAAATAGAAGTGCATATGTTTATGTATCTGCTGTAAATACACCTACACCAGAATATTTTGATAATAATGGAACAGCTAAAGATTTATATACAGGTAGTTTACCTAACGTAGGATCAGGTTCATTTACAGAGGCTACAGGAGATAACTTCGAAAATAATGATGCTAAGTTCAACCAAAATATTACAGCAACTAATATTCAAGGAATAGGCGCTAATGATTATACAGAATCTATTTCTTTATTAAATAACAAAGATCAATATCAGTTTAATGTAATATCAACACCTGGTTTAAATAAACAAGACCATTCAGCACAAGTTAACTTGATGGTAGCATTAGCTCAAAGTAGAACAGATTGTATTTCAGTTATTGACTTAGTACCTTATGCTGCTAATGTAAATACAGTAGTTACTCAAGCAAGTAGCTTTGATACTTCATATTCAGCTACTTACTGGCCTTGGTTACAAACTATTGATGCTGCAACTAATCAAACAGTATGGGTTCCACCATCAACTTATATTCCTGGTGTTTATGCCTTTACAGATGCTTCATCTGATCCATGGTTTGCACCAGCAGGTCTAATTAGAGGATCTTTAGGAAGTGTAGTAAGAGCAGAAAGACAACTAACATCAGGTAATAGAGATTCATTATATGAAGCAAATATTAATCCAATAGCTACCTTCCCAGGAAGTGGTATTGTAGTATTTGGACAGAAAACATTGCAGAAAAAAGCAAGTGCTTTAGATAGAGTAAATGTTAGAAGATTATTGATTTCTCTTAAGAGTTTTATTTCACAAGTATCAAATAACTTAGTATTTGAACAAAATACTATTGCTACTAGAAATAACTTTTTATCACAAGTTAATCCATATTTGGAATCAGTACAACAAAGACAAGGTTTGTATGCTTTTAAAGTAGTAATGGATGATACAAATAATACACCAGATGTGGTAGATAGAAACCAATTAATAGGTCAAATTTATTTACAACCTACTAAAACAGCAGAATTTATTATCCTAGATTTCAATGTACTTCCAACAGGAGCAACATTTCCAGAATAATAATTTTTAAATAAACTAATATTTATAATAAATAAAATAAAATACAATGGCAGTAATAGGACCAAACGATATATTTTTCACACCTTTTGAACCCAAACAAAAGAATAGGTTTATTCTTTATATGGATGGTATTCCATCATTTCAAATAAAGCAAGTAGGTGCTGTTAGTTTACAGCAAGGGGTAGTGAATTTGAATCATATTAACCTCCAAAGGTATGTGAAAGGTAAAAGTATATGGCAATCTATGAGTATGACTTTATTTGATCCAATATCTCCATCAGGGGCACAAGCCGTAATGGAATGGGTTAGATTACACCATGAGTCAGTAACTGGTAGAGATGGGTATAGTGATTTTTATAAAAAAGATCTAACTCTAAATATACTTGGACCTGTAGGTGATATTGTTTCTGAATGGATTCTTAAAGGAGCTCAAATTGTAGATGCTAACTTTGGAGATTATAGTTGGGATGACGAAAATTCTGCTCAAGAAATAGCTATGACAGTCCAACCTGATTACTGTATATTGAATTTCTAATTAATACAATAAAATAAATTAAAAATAGCTTGGCTTTTGTCAAGCTTTTTTTTATCTTTATATGTATGACTGAAGATAATGTTATAAACCAAAATAAAGTATATGTCTGATTTTAAATTTCCTACTGAAGAAGTAGAATTACCCTCAAAAGGATTAATATATCCCGAATCAAATCCACTTTCAAGTGGTAAAATAGAACTAAAATATATGACTGCTAAAGAAGAAGATATTCTTAGTAATCAAGCCTATATTCAAAAAGGGGTAGTATTAGATAAACTCCTAAAATCTTTAATAGTAAATAAAGATATTAAAATTGATGATTTAATTACTGGTGATAAAAATGCTATCTTTATAGCTTCTAGAATTTTAGGTTATGGTAAAGATTATAATGTATCTATTAAAGATATAGAATATACTTTAGATTTATCAAGATTAGAAAATAAAGAATTTGATGAATCTTCCATAACTAAAGGTTCAAATTTGTTTTCTTATACTATGGAATCATCAGGTACAGTTATTGAATATAAAATTCTAACTGGTAAAGATGAAAAATCTATAGAAAGAGAAATTGAAGCACTTAAAAAATTAAATAAAGATTCATCTGCAGGTATTACTACTAGATTAAAACAAATGATTATATCAGTAGATGGTCAAACAGAAAAAAAAGATATTAATAATTTTGTAGATAACTATTTATTAGCTAGAGATTCTAGAGCATTTAGGGAACATATAAAAAATACTCAACCTGATGTTAATATGAATTATATACTTGATAATGGTGAGGAGGTGGCCATTCCTATTGGCCTAAACTTTTTTTGGCCTGAGCTTTGATATAGCACCACAATTTAGATTAAATTTATTTTCACAAATACACCAAATTCTCTTTCATGGAAAAGGAGGATATGACTATGTAACTGTGTACAATATGCCTATATGGTTAAGAACTTATACTTTTTCCGAAATAAAGAAATTTTATGAGGAAGAAAAAAAGGCATCACAACCTGCAGCTAAAAAAGGTACTACTACTCTAGTAACACCAGATGGTAAAGTAAATAAGGAGGCATTTAAGGAAGCGAGTGCACCATACAAAGGTAAAGTAGGTTATAAGTAGCAATATTTATAATAAAGTAATACGCTAATGGCATCTAAGCAAGAATTAGAAAATCAAAAAAGAAATAACGAGTTAATTGAAGAACAAAATCAACTCTTATCCGACCAACTTAAATTAAATAAGAAGGCTGTACAAGAACAAAGGGATATTAGTAATGCTATAAAAAGTCAAACTAAAGATCTTGAATTTCAAAAACAAGAACGAAGTGAGTTATTAAGTATAGGTAGATCACTTAATAAAATAGCTCAAGAAAGTAGTAACTTAGATACTAGAGCTTTAGGAACAACTAAAGATCTTATTACCTTCTCTAAACAACAAGTAGAGATTCAAAATAGAATCAACCAGTTAAAAAGTTTAGAAGGTACTATTAAAGAGGGGGATGCTGAAAAACAATTTGAAATTAATCAGTTACTTGAATTACAAATAAAAACAGCCCAAGATTTAAGTAAGGAATTAAAAGAACAACAAAAACTTAGTAAAAGTATTGCTTCTTCTTTTAGTGTTAAAACTTTTTCAAATTTATCTAATTTAGTTAAAACTCTTCCTGGTTTAGGTGCATTATCAACTCCTTTTGAAGAAGCAGCAGAAGCATCAAGATTAACTAGAGCAAATCAGTTAGAAGAGCTTGAATACGCAAGAAGATCTAGGAAATTGGATTTACAAAAACTTAAAAGTGGAAAAGAATTAACTAGAGATGTTATTAAAAGATTAGGACTTGAAAAAAATATACAATCAACTGGAAGAGGAGCAGCAGAAAATTATAAAGAAAATCAAAAAGTTTTAGAAAGTCAAATTAGGGATTTAAGTAAAGTACCTAATGGTTTTAAAGCTTTTAATGAAGGAATAAGTGCCTTAGGTACTACTATTAGACGAAGTTTTGGTGCCGCCACTATTGCCGCTATTGCTGATGAGTTTCTTCTAGTTAATAAACAAACAGTTGAATTACAAAAATCATTAGCTTTATCCGCTGGTGAAGCTACAGATTTAAGACAAGAATTTGCTGCTTCCGCTGCCTCTTCCGAAAATATTAATATTTCTACTACTGCTTTACTTGAAACTGTTACAGCATTAAGTAAACAATTTGGTTTCCCTACTTTATTTGACAAAGAAACATTAATTACTACCACTAAATTAA